TATGACACAGGCTGGCATTATGTCGGTGAACGATGTTCGAACCCTTGAAGATATGTCTGCCGTTGTTGGCGGTGACCAGCACCGTGTGCCGTTGGCAAACATTAACTTGACTGCTTCTGAATTGACTTCTGAAGAAATGCGAATCAAGATGGCCCGTGACTTGATTACTGTCGGTTTTGACCCTGAAGAAACTTTGAAAACTTTGAACTTGCCGCCTATTAGTCACGCTGGTCTGATTTCGACACAGTTGCAACCTGAAGGTTTGTAATGTCTATCACGTCAGGTAGAACAACGGTTGGGATAACACCCGTGCAAGTTGATGGCAATAGTGTCAACCCGTTTGTGTTGTATATCCATAATGAAAGCAGCACTAAAACACTTTATTTAGGCAACGGCACTGTGACTGTTGCTAATGGTTTTGGTGTTGATAAAAATAGTGTTCAACAGTTCACGCTGTTTCCAGGTCAGTCACTGTTTATGGTTTCCGAAAGCGGTGACCACATTGTTAGTTGGTTAAGGATACCTGTTTAATGCCCTATTTTATTACTGATAAAAACGCTGACTGTTCAGGCTGGTCAGTGGTTGATGACGCTGGTGAAGCTTACGGATGTCACACCAATAAGCAAGATGCCATTGATCAGGCGATTGCGATAAGTATTAGTGATGATGAACCGTTTGAAGGTGAACGTGCCGCCGTTGGTTCACTAGGGGTTGATGATTATGTTTCGTGGGATGTTCTTAACCCTGAGATTGTGGCACAGGTTGTTGCGGTTGAAAAAGATGTTGCGGTTGTTCGAATCTTTGAAGAAGATGACGGCATTTTTGAAGCCACTGACAAACTGATGATTATGAATGTTTTCAAGTTGGAAAAGATTCCAGCACCGTCAATGTTAGCGGTTGAAATGGAAGATGAAGAACCGGCTGATCCTATGCCTGAAATGGAATCGGCTTCTGAAATTCGTGAACTGAATGTGCCAGCACCTGCGTATATGCAAGCGGCAGCACGGCGTGGGTTGCGTTATTACGAAGAAGGTTTGGGCGGTGATGGGCTAGTTCCTGCGACTATTCGTGAAGCGCGTGAAATGGCTGAAGGGCGTGTGTCTGATAACAAGTGGGTTCGCATTTCGGCGTGGATTGCTAGACACTTGCCTGACCTTGATGCCCCTAAAAACAGTGACGAATCAGACCCCGAATACCCTGGTGCTGGATTAGTTGCACACCTACTTTGGGGTTCAGGGCCTACCATCCGTCAAGCGTTACGGGCTAAAGATTTTGCTGATTCCGTTGTTGCTAGGCTTGAAGCAGAAGGTGAAAGAAAGATGATGACTGAAACTGTGGAAAATCGTAAGAAGTGGCTGAACGCTGCTTGGGCTATAAAGTCTGCTGTTGAAGGTGGCACACCTGAAGCCCGTGATTTGGGTAAAGCTGAAAAGCGTGTTCACGTCACTAACTTGGAAGTTCGTGAAGACGGTGACGGTATGACGTTCGAAGGTTACGCCGCTGTGTTCAACAGTGATAGCGAACCACTGCCGTTCATTGAACGCATTGAACCTGGTGCTTTCCGTAAATCGTTACAGTCACGAAACGAAATCAAACTGCTATGGAATCACGATGCTGGTGAACCGCTTGCGTCTGTTCGCGGTGGCACACTAAAACTTTGGGAAGATGAAGTTGGTCTTCGTGCGTGGGCAAGAATCGCCAACACGCAACGTGGCCGTGACACTGCTGAACTAATCCGTTCCGGCACTATTGATTCAATGTCATTCGGGTTCAACGTCATTAAAGATTCGTGGTCTGATGATGGCAGTGTGCGAACCCTTGAACAAGTGCGTGTGTTTGAAATCAGTTTGGTGTCTTTCCCTGCATATACCGCTACCGCTGGCACGGTGTCAGTTCGTGAACAACGAAACATTGACCCTGACAAACTTGCAGACAGTTTGGCACGGTTGGAATACGGTGAACAGTTAGACGCTGACCAGGCTGAACTGATTAAAAGCGTTGTTGACAAACTAACTGACACCCCTGAACCTGCCCCTGATAACGGGTTGGAATTGCTGGAACTTCAGCAACTAAAATTGAAACTACTTGAGAAAGGTTTAGCACTATGACTTCTGTGAACGAAATCGAAATTGCTATTCGTGTAATTCGTGAAGTGTCGGGTGATCCGATAGTGGGTGCGATTGCTGAACTGTTGAAAGACTTAGAAGCTTCAGCGGTAGCCCCAAAGGATGTGCGAACAGTCACCCCGAAAGAAACACGCTAACTTCAAGCGTGTAACCCCTGCCGGTTCTACTCTAGGCAGGGGTTTTCTTTCGCCCTAAAGGGTGTTAAAAAAACTGCGGTAGAATCTAAACAGGTTCTGTGTCGGCACGGCCTAACGCTGGTCAGTGTCTGCACGTCAGCAAATTCCAAAAATCAAATTTATCTAAGGATTATTCAAATGAGTGATTTCATTAAAGCTCAGTCGGAAACCCGTAACAATTTGGTTGCACAGATGCGTGAAGTTATTGACGCTGTTGCTGCCGAATCACGTGGTCTTTCGTCTGAGGAAAAAATTAAGATTGAGCGACTAGAGGCTGACATTGAAGCCCGTGACGCTGCAATTGCAACTGCCCAGAAGGTATCTGAGCGTGAAGCCCGTGCTGTTGAAGCCGCACAAGGTTTCGCACCGGTTGAAGCCCGTCAGTCAAACGATGGTGACCTTCTTCGTTCGATTGCTAAGGGTGAGATGCGTGGTCACGAATTCGTTCGTGAAACCCGTGCTGCCCTAGTTCCTTCGTCTAACACCGTTGGTCAATCGTTCTACAACCAGGTGTTCCAGATTGCACAGTTGGTCGGCCCTATGCTAACCACTTCGGAAGTGTTCAACACTGCTTCTGGTGAATCGCTAGTGATCCCAACCGTCACCGCTGTTTCTTCGGCTGGTTCGGTTGCTGCTGGTTCGGCTATCACTGAGAGCAACCCAACCTTCTCAAGCATCACACTTGGTGCTGAGAAGTATGCTGCCCTAGTATCTGTATCAAGCGAGCTTCTAACTGACGCTGGTTTTGACATCTCAGGTTACATTGCTCAGGAACTTGGAACTGCACTAGGTCTTCAGGCCAACAGCGTTCTAACCACTAAGCTTTCGGGTGCTGCTGGTTCGGTTGTTACTGGTGGAACTGGTGTTTCGGGTGCTGCTACTTACGAAAACCTGATTGACCTTGTTTACGGTATCGCTGACGGTGCGCGTGTTCTTCCAGGTCTGGGCTTCCAGATGTCGAAGACCGGTATTGCTGCTGCCCGTAAGATGAAGGATGGTGCTGGCAACTACATTTGGTCTGACAGTGCTATTCCAGGTCAGCCAGCCACCCTGCTAGGTTACTCGGTTTACGAAAACCCTGCCGTTGCTGCTGTTGCTACTGGTGCTAAGTCGGTTCTGTTCGGTCACCTACCTTCGTTCAAGGTTCGTGTTGCTGGCGGTATCCGTGTAGATCAGTCAAGCGACTATGCGTTCAACACTGATGTTGTGACCTATCGTGGAATTATCCGCCTTGACGGTGGCCTAACCCACGCTACCCACATCGGTTACTTCAAGGGTGGTGCAAGCTAAACACGGCTTGCCCTTAAATTCACAACCCCCCAACAGCGTAGAGTTGGGGGGTTGTGTTTTATCCTGCGTAGGGGGATTGCAGGAAACCTATGCGGCTTGAATTAGTTTCTCAAGTCGGCTGATGAAGTGAAGGCTGGTTTTGTCATTCCAACCTGGTTGCCCTAGACGTGATTTATATTCGGCTAGTGCGGCTTTGTATTCTTCGATAGTCGGTGCTGGCGGTTCAATGTCTGCGTGATATTCAGATGGGGTAGGGCAGTTGCCGTTGCATTTGCGGATGCCTAAGTTTGCACTTTCAATAGCGTATGCCCAAAGGTCAGACATTTTGTTTGTGAAGTAGATTCCGTCAGTTCTGAATCCGACTACAAACCGGTGGTTATCGTTTGTGTTGAACACGTGACCTTCTGGTGCGATTAGTGTCAGGCTGTCACCGTCATCTTGAAGGGTTGCCCCTGCACGTTTGATGGCGGCTAGTGCGTTTGTTTTAGTTGGCTTGACCATTTGCGTTCCTTTCACGGCTTTCAAAACTTAGTTGTTGGTCGCTTTTGAAATAATGCTAACGATTCGTTCTTTGGCTTCTGGGGTAACCAAATCAGCAAGGTTCAAGCCCGTGCCTTTTTGTAGCAACAAGTGAGTGAGCAGAATTGCTTCTTCGTTGCTCAAAGTTATGTCGGTGCGGTCAATGCTGATGGTGTAACCGGTAATCTGGCTGCCGACTGAAATCTGGGCGGTGGTCTTGCTGTTCATTTTGGTTTTTCCTTCTGTTTGGTGTTGCTTCCTTGTGTTTATATTCAACCACATTTCAAACAAAAAATGTGACATTTCTGCAAACTTTTTTGAATGTTACCAAACTGTTATTTTGCTACTATTTGAGTAACGAAAGGAACAAAGTGGGAAAATCAGGCAACCCAGCCAAACAAACCAAACCGTTGAACGGGGCGGTGGCAGTTTGGTCGAATTCACCAGGTATGCCAACTGGTTATGGTGAACAGGCAAAACTGTTGATTGACTTGTTGAAACGTGACGGGGCTAAAGTGGCTGCCGTTTCAAACTATGGTTTGGAAGGTGTAGTTGATGAATACCGTTCACCCTATGGCCCTGTTCCACATTATCCGCGTGGGCTAGATGCTTACAGTAATGACGTTGTGGGGATGCACTATGCACACTTTATGTCGCAATACCCCGACCTGCCAAAGCTTCTAATCACCCTTTATGACACTTGGATTTTGAAAGGTAATGGGTGGGATGGTAAACCTATTGCTTCTTGGATTCCACTAGACCACGTAACCCTGCCCCCTGCTGTTGCTGAATGGGCTAAACGGGATAACGTCACCCCTATTGCTATGGCAAAACACGGTGTGCGTCAGTTGAATAATGCTGGCATTGAATGTGAATACGTGCCACATTCGATTGACACGAAAGTTATGAAACCTACTGACACGATTGGTGGGCGTGATGGGCGTGAATTTATTGGTGCAGGTGACCGGTTTGTTGTGGGTATGGTTGCCGCTAACAAGTCTTCAGGGCTGATCCACAGAAAAGCGTTCAGTGAAAACCTCTTGGCGTTTAGCGTGTTCCACCAGAAACACCCTGACACGATGCTGTATCTGCACACCGACTTTTTGGGTGCTGGTGGCATTGGCTGGAATCTGTTGAAAGTGTTGGCGGCGTTTGGCATCCCTAAAGAAGCGGTGACGTTCCCTGCCGTGCAAGATTACCGTTATGGTGTTAGCCGTGCAGACCTGGCTGGCTTTTATTCGGCTATGGATGTTCTTCTTGCCGTGTCTTACGGTGAAGGGTTTGGTGTTCCCACTGTTGAAGCTCAAGCGTGTGGCACACCCGTTATCGGTTCTAGTTGGGCAGCAACCCCAGATTTGCTTTCTGAAGATTGCTGGATGGTTGACGGCACGATGGCGTGGGATGCAGGTCAAGATGCGTTGTGGATGACCCCAAACGTTTCTTCGATTGTGTCGGCGTTGGAACTGGCTTATGAGCGTGGGCGTGGCCGTTCGGAAGCGTCTGTGCAATTTGCGAAACAGTTTGACACTGAAACGGTTTGGCAAACCCACTGGTTGCCTGTATTACAGAGGTTGCTGAAGTGATTCCCGTTCTAGGGTTTGCAGTAGTCAATCAGTTCGCTAAAGCTGAACGGTTGTTGGCTTCTATTGATTACCCTGTTGAACATTTGATGATTGTTGATAACAGTGGCACGGCTTCGTGGAATCCTGTCAAGCCGGATTGGGTGGCGAACCTTTGGGTTGTGCGTGTGCCGTTCGGGTTAGGTTTGGTTGGTGCGTGGAATCTGATTGTGAAAGCAAACCCTTACGCCCCGTATTGGTTGCTAATCAATGATGATGCGTGGTTTAAACCTGGTGCGTTAAAACAAATCGCAGACGGTGTTGATCCGTCAACGTTGAATTTTATTGGCACAAACCCTGAATGGTCAGGGATAGCGTTAGGTGAAAAAGTTGTTGAAACTGTTGGCCTTTATGATGAACGTTTTTACCCTTTGTATTTTGATGATAACGATTATGAGCGGCGTATTACTGACGCTGGTTTTGTTATTAATCGCATCGGGGCTGTGGTTCATCACGAAAACAGCAGCACACTTCATTCTGGGTTTCAGTCGAAGAACGCGGTGAGCTTTAGAAACAATCAACTGCTTTATGAAATGAAGGTTGCCGTTGATGATTATTCTGAAGGTAACTGGTCTTTAGCGATTAGAAGGGCGAACCGGTGGGATTAAAAGTTTATACGGGTGGCACGTTTGATTTGTTCCACGCTGGTCACGTAAGGTTTTTGGAACGTTGCCGTCAGTTTGGGAAGGTGACGGTGGCGTTGAACACTGACGAATTTATTGAAACCTATAAAGGTAAACCGCCCGTGATGTCTTATGAAGAACGGGCTGAAGTGTTGCTGGCTTGCCGTTTCGTTCACGATGTTGTGCCAAACTTTGACGGTGCTGATTCACGCACCGCTATTGACTGGGTTGAACCTGACTTGATTGTTATTGGGTCTGACTGGGCGGTTCGTGACTATCACGCACAGATGGGTTTTGATCAGGCGTGGCTTGATGAACGGGGTATTGGTTTGTGTTATTTGCCTTACACGAAGGGTGTTAGTTCGACTGACATTAAAGCCCGAATCAGTAGGCGGTAAACTAGAAGCGTAGGCTTTTAGAAGGTGTTTGATGGCGATTACTAACGGGTATGCAACCCTGACCGAAATAAAAACAAGTTTGCGAATCAGTGACACCATTGATGATGCACAACTGGAAATGGCTGTTGAAGCAGCCAGCCGTTTAATTGACGGTTATGCACAACGATACTTTTACCCGTCAGGCACGGCTACACGTGTGTTTGCGTCAGATAACACTTACCAGGTTGTTCTTGATGACTTGTTGACTGTCACTGAAGTCAAACTTTCTAGCCTTGATAACGGCACGTATGACACAACCCTTGTGCCAAACGATTACCAACTGTATCCGTTGAACAACGTGGTGGGCGGTTTGACCGGTTGGCCGTTTACTGAAATGGTTTTGGCTGGCAACTATCTATCAGCCAACTATGGGTTCACTACTGGTTCGGGTAGGGCTAACGTTCAAATCACGGGAACGTGGGGCTGGTCTGCTGTGCCGATTGCCGTCAAACAGGCAACTATCATTCAAGCTTCACGCATTTTCAAACGTGCAGATTCACCACTTGGTGTTGCAGGGTTTGGCGATATGGGCGTGATGCGTGTCAGTTCCAGCCTTGACCCTGACGTTCGACAGTTGATTGATCCTTACCGTCTTATGAGAAACTTCCAATAATGGCAACCATTTCACAAATTCGTGACGGTCTAGCAACTAACCTTGCTACCATTGCAGGTCTACGCACTGCCGCTACTGTGCCTGATTCGCCTAACCCACCGATTGCGATTGTTGAACCGGTATCTATCAACTTTGACACCACGTTTGGGCGTGGGCTTGATGAATATTTGTTTAAGATTACTGTGGTTGCTGGTCGGGCTGATGAACGGTCAGGGCAAAACAAGATTGACGGTTACTGTAATCCGTCAGGGTCACTGTCAGTAAAAACTGCGGTAGAATCAGATAAGACACTTGGTGGCGTTGTTCAGACACTACGGGTGACTGGGCTTTCAACATATGGAAGCATCACAATTGCAGAAATACCATACCTAGCAGCAGAATTTGCTGTGTCGGTTTACTCTAACTAGGGAAAAAACTAAATGCCAAAATTTGTAGCAACAAACTTTCAGATTAGCTTGAACGGAACTGATCTGACTTCAAGCCTTTCATCAGCCACACTTGAAATTACTTCAAATGAAGTTGAAACCACCACGTTCGGAACTGCTTCGACTGCTTACCGCACTGTTGTTGGTGGAATTGTTTCAGGTTCGGTCAAACTTGACTTCTACCAGGATTACGCTTCAGCATCAGTTGACGCAACCCTGAACAGCCTAATCAACACGATTGGAACTGTGGTCATTAAGCCACTAGGAACTGCCGTGTCAGCAACTAACCCTTCATACACTGCGACCTGTCTAATCAACAACTACACCCCTGTTTCTGGCACGATTGGTGACCTGTCTTCGTTCAGCGTGACGTGGCCTACCACCGGCACAATCACTAGGGCAACGGCGTAACAAATGAGAATGAATCTACGCGTTGAATTTTTGGATGACACCAGCAAGAATGTGACTGCTATCGCTTCCGATATGGTGGCGTTCGAAAACGAATTCAATCTTTCTATTGCACGTCTTGAACACGAACTGAAGCTAACGCACCTGCTTTATTTGGCGTGGCACGTTGAACACCGCACGAAGGTTACGGGTAAACCGTTTCTGGAATGGGTGGAAGATGTGGCACAAGTTGGTGTTGGTGATGCTGACCCAAAATCAAAGGGCTAGGCGAAACTTCAGCCCATTGGTTTATTGCCACCCTTGCAGTTGAAACAGGCATTGCCCCTAGTGTTTTGATGCAGGAAAGTGAACGAATGTTGTTCACGATGGGTAAAGTTTTGGTTGCTAAAGCTTCACCTAGTCAATAAAGAAACCCCCTACCAGGTTGGTAGGGGGTTCTTTACTTTGGTGATCAGTTGGATAGCACTTTACAGTTGTGCAGTTTGCAGGAACAGTAAACGTATTGCAGGTAACCAGCCTGTTCGCCTTCCATTGTTAGGCGTTCGTCAATTTCAAAGTTTTTGTGCCAAACCACTTGTGACGCTGCTAGGTCAATCATTGTTTGAATGTCTTGTTCGGTGAATCGGCTGTTGGCTACTATCCACGCGAATCCGTCAATGTTGGTTATGGTGTTGTATGCCAACCGAACCACTAGGGCTTGATAGTAAACATTGTCTGCTGGGATGTTGCCTTTACCGATTTCAATTAGTGCTGCTTCGTATTGAAATACACCGTCTGTGATGTGGTCAATGGTGTCATAGGTTTCTGGGAACAGTTTTGCAATATCCCACAGTTCGGTTTCAATGTTTTTTTGACCGGTGATGATGTTTGCGGAATGTTCCAGCATTAGTTCGTTGTAAAGCTTTCGGGCTTCACCGCTGATTGGTTCGACTGTGTATGTGTCAGTGTTCATTAGTTTTCCTTTTTCTAGTTACTGCCTTGTTCGTCTATTGAACCACACCTGGTGCGGTTTGGGCAACATTGAAAGGTAACGTTTTTGTTACCTGCGGTAGAATTGGGGTTGAAGGTGGTTCGCTGATGCTTAAACTTGAAATCCCTAAAACTGTGGGGTCATTGCGTTCGGCTGGCGTATCTGCGAAAAGTGCAAGCGTGAATGACATTCGTGAACTTCAACGCCGTCTGAAAGCCATTGACCCTGCGTTTCGTAAAGCGTTACTGCGTGAAGCTAAGAAACCTGCCAAACCTATTCAGGCGGCTATTAAGAACCGGTTAGCGTCTGTGACACCGCCTAGCGGTCTAACACAGGGGCGTTTGAACTGGAACGCGTCAACTGATGCTAAGGGCCGTGTGCATCCCCCTACTGATGTGAAGATTGAATTTCGAACTAAGTCTTCGGGTAGCCGAACGGTTACTTCGTTGGTTCGTATTCGTGCTGCTTCCCCTGCTGTTGCTATGGCTGATATGGCTGGGCGTTCAGGTCGGTTCATTGATGCTGGTTACAAAGGCACGGGGCGAACCAGGTCTTACAAATGGAAGAACACTGAGCGTATGCACAGGGTGAACGGTCAGGGTCGGGCGTTGATTCGTGCGTTGGGCGGTAAGGCTTCCCGTTTCGTTTATCCTGCTGCCGAAGCTTCGTTGCCACAGGCTATGCGTGAAGTTGACAAAGTGGTTTCGGATTTTGCGAAACTAGTGAATATGAAGGGTTTTTAAATGGCTGGTTCGATTATTCTTGCGGTCAAATCCGTCTTTGATGATAAGGGTTTGAAGAACGCACAACGTGAATTTAGTTCGGTTGGCAAGAAACTTAAGGGTGTTCTTGCTGGTGTGGGTATTGGTGTTGGTCTTTCTGCTGCTGTTTCCGCATTGAAGGATGCTGGTAAAGCGGCAGTTGTTGATGCTAAGTCACAGGCGGTTTTGGCGAACGCCCTAAAGAACACTTTGGGTGCGAATGATGAAGTTATTGCGTCTGTCGAAGATTCAATTTCTAAATGGCAGATGGCTTCGGGGGTCGCAGATGATTCGCTTAGACCTGCCTACCAAACTTTGGCCACCGCTACCGGTTCGGTAACTAACGCCAACAAGTTGATGCAGATTGCCCTTGACTTGTCTGCGTCAAAACAGATTCCCGTTGAAAAAGCGGCTGGAATGTTGGGCAAGGCGTTTAACGGTAACACTACTGCCTTGAAAAAGATGATGCCTGAACTAATAGGTTCGTCAAACCTGTTGGGTGATCTTGAACAAGCAGTTAAGGGTGCTTCTGATGCTGCCGCTAACACTGACCCGTTTAGCCGTATCAATGTCATTTTTGGTGAAATGCAGGAACAGATTGGAAACTATCTGATTCCGTATGTTCGACAGTTTGCTGACTACCTGGCTTCACCGACTGGTCAGCAACAAATGCGTCAGTTGGCTGAAGCGATTGGTGCAGTCATTGTTGGTTTGTCACAGGCTATTTTGTGGATTATTGACAACCGCACTGCGTTGGAAGCTTTGACCATTGTTGTTTCTGGTTTGGTTATTGGTTTGGGTGTTTTCAATGGTGTGTTGGCGGTTATGCGTCTTCGTGCGTTGGGTGCTGCTTCTGCTCAGGCAATTCTTGACATTGCGTTGGGTGCGGTAAACCCTGCCGCTTTGATTATTGGTTTTACTGCGATTGCGTTGACTGTTGCTGAATTAGCTTCGACTACTGCTAGTGCTGCTGATGAACAAGAACGTTTAAATAACGCTTCTAGTGATTATGTTCCACCTGCTATTGGTGGTGGCGGTTTACAGGCAAGCCCTACTGGTGGCCCTACCAATTTCCCGAAGAACCCTAAACCTGGTGAAGTTTATACCTGGTTTAATTATTCTGATCGTGATAACCCGAATCTTGCTGTTTGGTGGCAACAAACGTGGGATGGCAAAACCTGGTCTAAACCTGAACGTATGACCTACACCCCTGCTGGTGGTGGTGGTGGCGGTGGTAAACCTAAAAATGCGTTTGCGGAATTTAGTAAAAAACTTCTTGATGATGCTAAGAAGCTTCGTGCGATTGGCGTTCTAACCGGTAAAGGTTTGTCTGAAGGTTTTGCGGAAGCGATTGTTTCTAGTGGTGAAGATTGGGTTACTACCTATAACAAGATTGTTGGTATGGGCAAGACTGCCCTTACTGCGTTACAGAAACAGTTCAACGCTACTGCTAAAGGTCAGCAGGAACTGACTGACGCTAGACAGGCGGAATACGATAAGCAGAAAAAGGCTGATGAAGAATACGCTGATTCTGTAAGGTCTACGTTCACTGACATTCGTGAAAGCATTATGGGGGCGTTCGACATTACGCAAATGGGTAAGACTGCTGGTGGTTTGTTGCGTAACGTGAACAAGTTGATTGCTCAAACGAAAGCGTTTGCGGATAACATCAGGTCACTTGCTGGTCAGGGTTTGAACACGCAACTGTTGAATCAGTTGATTATGGCTGGGCCGATGGAAGGTGGGCGTTTGGCGGCTTCGTTGGCTTCGTCAGGTGCTGGCACTATCGGGCAGTTGAACACTGGGTTTGCAGAATTTCAAGGGCTGTCAACTAACATTGCTGCTTATGGCACACTGTCACAGTATGGTGGTAAAGCTAACCCCGTAATCAATGTGACTGTGAACGCTGGTATGGGAACTGATGGGGCTGCTGTTGGTAAGCAAGTGGTTGACGCTATTTTGAAATATGAGCGAACCACTGGCAAGATTTTCGCTAGGGCATAATGGCTAAACCTGTAACACGCATTTATTTTGGTAACAGCACCAGCATTGAAGCAACTAACTATGTTCGTGCGGTTACTACTTCACGCGGTAAAAGCCGTGAACTTGACCGTTTTGATGCAGGTCAGTTTTCTATTGTGTTGGATAACCGTAACCGGTATTTTGACCCGACTTACACTGATTCGACTACACGCACCAACCTGGTGAAGAACCCTATTCCATCAACGTCTGCCCCCGTATCGCCACAGGAAACGTGGCAAATGTTAAACAGGGGAACTGGTGGGGCTGGAACAACAACCCTGACCGTTAATGGTGCTGTTGACACAGTTACTACTGCTGCCAGCACTGTTGTTTATTCGTTTGGTGTTACTGGTGGCACTACTGCCGCACGTATTCAAGTTACCGCTGGTTTGACTTACGCATTTTCAATGTATGTGACTTCAAGCGTGAATGATGTTCGCCGTCTAGCCGCTACTTTTTATGACGCTGGTGGAACTTCTTTAGGTGATGTGGCTGTTGGTGTCGGTCAAACCTTGACTGCTGGTGTTGAAACCAGGTTGGTTGGAACTTATACCGCACCTGCTGGTGCTGTGTCTGTTCGTATGTATGGCGGTAACACTACTGGTTCGATTATTAGACCGTTGAACAGCACTATGACGTGGCGTAAAGCTATGGTTGAACAATCTTCAACAGTTGGCACTTATTTCAGTGGTAACGATACTGACACTAATTATCAAGACTATGCCTGGTCAGGAACTGCTGAAGCTTCAACTTCAACAGAAATCACTTACGCTAATCCTTTCTATAACGCCATTAAACTACGTCAACTGATTCGCATTGTTTCACAAAACGGTTTTGTTATCTGTGGCTATATCACTGACTGGGATTTGGCTTACGATGTTGGCGGTGATTCAATCGCAACCGCTATCGGTGCTGACGGTTTTATGTTTATGGCACAACAAGCCCTTGATGATTTCACACCGTCAGTTCAAAAATCTGGTGCAAGAATTTCAGCAGCGTTGGCACGGCCTAACTGTGGGTTGCCGTTTTTTGCTACACAGTCAATCGCTACCGGCTTGGTTGATATGGTTGATGACCCTGTTACTGCTGGAACTAATCTGCTTGAGTATTTGCAAAATGTTGAACAGTCTGAACGTGGTTCACTGTTTTTTGGTCGGTCAAATGATTTGAAGTTTTACGCTTCGAACGGTGGCACTACTTCTTCAACAACGTTCACCGATACTGGCAGTGACATTCCCTACAACGCCATTTCAGTCAACTATGGGTCTGACTACCTTTACAACAGCATTTCGTTAGAAAACACGGCACTTGACACAGGCACTGCCGAAAACGCTACGTCAATCACTAACTATGGTCAGGTTTATTATTCTGAATCTGGGCTATTAGTTAATGACCCCGTTGAATTGCAGTCGCAGGCTGATGTGTTGGCTACCCGTTATGGAACACCTGAATATCGTTTTGATGCGATTACGGTCAACCTAAATGGTTTGACTGAAGCACAACAGAATGAACTGTTGGCGTTGGAACTTGTTGACCGCGTAAACGTTGAATTCACCCCTAACAGGGTAGGTTCAGTCATTACTAAGACTTGCACCATTATTGGAATTGACCACCAAATTTCAATTGACCAACACGTTGTGGTGTTCAAGTTTGCTTCTGCTGATAACGGGCAGTTCATTTTGGATGACGATTTTTATGGTTTGTTAGACTATAACCTGTTGGGTTGATTGGATAAAGAATGTCATACAAAGTTTTTACCGCAGGAACAAAGCTCACTGCTGCTGACGTAAACGATTATTTAATGAAACAGGCCGTGACCTATTTCGCGTCTTCGACTGCCCGTGATGCTGCTATTACTTCACCGGTTGAAGGAATGGTTGCGTATCTTGAAGACACAAACATTTACACGTTCTATAACGGTTCAGCGTGGGGCAACCTGGTTTGGCCTGACGCGTGGATTGCTTATACACCAACACTGACTAACATCACTTTGGGTTCTGGTGGCACTTCCGCTTTCTTTTACCAGCGTGTTGGTAAGGCTGTGAATGTGCGTGGGCGTATCACTTTAGGTTCGACTGGTGTATTGACTGGTGTCGCAACTTTCACCCTGCCCGTGAACAGTATTTTGTCTGACCAGTTTTGGGATTTTGGGGCGATTCTAAACGATTCAGGAACAACCTTTTATCCAGGTGTGGTGCGTGTAGGCACTTCAACAGCAACAGTTCTTGCAACTAACGCTGCCGCTACTTACACAACAGCAGTGAATACAAGTGCAACAATCCCGTTCACTTGGGCTTCTTCTGACGTTATCAATGTCGGCTTTACTTATGAAAGTGCATAATGAGCAAATTTGTGTGTGATGGTGTTGACTGCCCAAACAAAGACACCGTGTATGACTTTGGTGACCAAACACCTGACGTGTGTGAATGTGGTGGCTGTCACGCCTTGCTTTACCCGATTGTTGAAGACGGTGACGCAAGTGAGTGATGAACGCCACCCAACAAATCAGGCCCTGCTTCTACGTATTGAATCTAGGTTGACCACTATCGAATCAAAAATTGACCAACTGGCTGACCACGAAGACCGGTTGCGTGAACTTGAAAAAGCCCGTTATCAGTCGGCGTGGATTACTTCCATACTGTCTTCAGCTTTGACTACTGGAATTGTTTATTTGATTGTGAAGGTGTTTGGATGACCATTTTTAAAGAACCGTTTTCGCCAAAACTACGCGGTGATGAATTTGGCAACCTTGCCCCGTATCGAAACGGCAGACCGCACAGGGGTCAGGATTGGTCACCGAAAGAATTGACCCCTATTCCGTCAATCTGTGACGGTAAGGTTCACAACGTTTTCTGGTCTGACGTGCTGGGTTGGGTTGTTGAAGTTTGGGTGCAGGAAGAAAAAGTTTTCGTGCAATATGCACACGTTGCCCCTGACACTCTGACGGTGAAGAAGGGTGACTTGATTAAGTTGGGTCAGGTTATTGGCAAGATTGGTGGTGGCAAGAACACTAAAAGTGGTTCGGCAAGCACCGGCAGCCATTTACATATGCAGGTGTCTAAAAAGGTGAACGGCCATTTGGCTTCTTACGCTGACCTGATTGACCCTATGAGCTTGTTTGGAAAGAAGAAGTAATGACCAGGTTGAAGATGATTCTAAAGTTGGTGGGCTGGTTTTTGTGGTTCACTATCGCCCTGCTGTTGGTGACTGTTTCGGCTGGTGCGGCGGTTGGTGCTGTCACGGGTAACTGGTTGAACGGTGTTGTGGTGATGTTTGGTGGTGCGATGTTGCTAGTGTTTGGGGAATTAGGTCGCACGATGATTCGCCGTATGAAGTTGATGTTGGAAGATATTCAACGGGCGTTCATTAAGGCTTCTGATTCGATTGATGAACAGGTTCAAGACAAAAAGTAGTTGTGCAAAAGAATAACCCCCAACCGGTTGGCTGGGGGTTTTCTTTTACCTGCGTAGGGGGATTGCAGGAAATCTAGTTTGATAGAACTCGCATTGCTTCAACGTAAATGCGTTCTGCGAAAGTGAATGTGTTCCAATCGCCCTGAGCTTTGGCAACGTTCATAATGCTTCCGTAAGCCTGTGCGGTTGCTCTTGCTGCTGTAGCGTACAATCTGCTGTCGTGGATCGGTGAACACAGACCGCCAAACCGCCTCGGTGTTCAACCAGCTACGCTGCTCGCCAGTGCTGTCGGTCTGCGCTTGCTCTTCCGCCATTGTCCATTCAGCCGGGATGATGCCTTGCTTTACCATCAATTGCCGCACTTCGTCGGCGCTCAGAACGCCGGTGCCCTTATCGTAATAGACGGCGAACACATCAGCCCAAGCCTTTTGCACCTGTGCGTCTGACAGTTCGCCAGACACGTCGCGCTGCTCAAACTCAAACAGCAACGTCGGCGGCAACTCACGCTGTAGCCGGTCTTGAAAACTGCGAATGAATTCAATGCCGCCCTTGCCGGTGGCTTTCATGTGCTGGATTTCGCTTTCACGGCCGCGGCCCAAGGCGCCTGTGTCAATCGGCCAAAATTCAATAGGATCGTAGCCGAACCCTAACGCTATGCCCAGCATGATAAGCTTCGTCACGCTTTCCAGGTCAAAGCCTGCCGGTAACTGCGACAGCGCCACCAATTTGGCGTCAATCTGGTCAACGCCTTCCTGTGCAAGAATGGCCACGCCGCCATAGTATTCACGCTCAAGCTTTGACAGGTTGGCTTCTCTGGTCGCCATAATTAGTGGAATTTTTGCCATCAGGTATTATATCAAAGCGACAAACAAAATCAAATGAAAGCGGAAGAAATAGAATTTATCGAGGCAGAGGTTAAAGTTAGCCTAATGCCTGAAATTAAGAAAGCAGTTCCAGGAGTTTTGTCTTGGGTGCTTAGAGTAGTATTTCCGAAACTGGTACGGAAAATAACTGATTTTGTGATTTCAATGGTTGAGCATTTTTCGATTATTTGCGTATGGTCAAAGAAATTTTTAACCAGATATGCAAATCCACCAGCAACGGATGCCATTGCTATCTGATGCCAATTAAAGGTTAAGATTCCAGCTTCCAAAGATTGCTGAAGTATCAAAACTGCTGGAGTTAGAATTGCCATTATAAGACCTCGCACCAAGTCCCAGAATTGTAAGCTGCCTTGTTTTGAGATGATTTTTTTTGCCATGATTTTATTTATTACCAACGTGCTTCAGTTCCTCTGCAATCGTAATGAACAAAGGAAGGATAAATCCCTATTCCGCCCTGCATCATTTTGCCTTCTTTGATTAGCTTTTTTATGATTGCTGCTAACGGTTTTGGAGTATATTTTGAAGTGACTAAATCCGCAGCTTTTGCCAATTTGTGCTGACTTTTAGGACTGCCTCCGATAGAGGCATTATAAGCCTCTGTGCGATACGCAGAATTCAAAGTGATAGGAATACCAATAAAGTCCCGAA